ATGGCGGGTCATTCTAAATGGGCCAATATTAAGCATCGTAAAGCGAAACAAGATGCCAGTCGCGGTAAAGTTTTTACTAAATATATTCGTGAAATTGTCACTGCTGCAAAACTTGGTGGTGCAGATCCTGCCAGTAACCCTCGCCTTCGTGCTGTTGTCGAAAAAGCGCTTTCTGTCAACATGACACGAGATACCATTAACCGTGCAATTCAACGCGGTGTGGGTGGTGAAGATAATGATGATTTAAAAGAAGTAACCTACGAAGGTTACGGTGTAGGTGGTGTTGCTGTTCTTGTTGAAACAATGACAGACAACCTGAACCGTACAGTTCCAGATGTTCGCCATTGTTTCAGCAAAACTAATGGTAACTTAGGTACCGCAGGTTCTGTTGCTTACCTATTTACTAAACGTGGTGAGATTACTTTTGACGATGTTTCTTTAGAAGATAAGATCATGGACGTTGCTTTAGAAGCTGGTGCAGAAGATATTGAAGTTTCAGAAGATGAAATTTTAGTAATCACTTCTCCAGAGACTTTTGGTGAGGTTCAAGATGCTCTAGCAGCTGCTGGTTTAAAATCAGACAATGCTGAAGTAGTGATGAGCCCTTCTACTAAAGCAGAAATCACTGATATTGATCAAGCTAAACAAGTGATGAAACTCATTGATATGCTTGAAGATCTAGACGATGTACAAAACGTTTATACAAACGTTGAGTTTAGTGATGAAGTTTTAGCGCAACTTGATGCCTAAGACGAGAAAACGCACCAAATGGTGCGTTTATCTTTTATATAAATCAAATAGTTAAAACATGATGTTGCAATCTTGTTGCACTCGGTTTCAAAATCTACACTTTAAGATTTCTATTAATTTTAAAACCTATTAAAATTTATTTTAAATCTACTTTAATGGGAAGTTCCCAACGGTGTCTATTAAATGTCACGGTTCCATCAATGTTGATTGGTAATTGATTACCGTTGTAGTCATAGATTTTAAGAACATTCCCGCTCTTATCTAAATCAGCGGGTAGATTGCAAGTATTTTCCATTCTGCCCGCTTCCGAAACCATGATCATTAATTGCTGCATGATAAAACCTCGAGAGAATACAGTTGAGAATAATTTTGCTCAAAATGTGCAATTATCCAGATTATTGAGCAAATAATTGCACATTAATAAAGGATCTTACTCAAGAGCCTTCACAATCGCACCGTGTCTTGCTTTGCAATCATTATATTTTGCAACTGTATCAACTGACCAGATCATTAAATCTTTGCCCGTTGTTCCCACCAATTCATTTAGATTTGGGCATGGTTGAATAAGATTAGCTGGTATTACCGGCTTTAATGAGTTCATTGAGTTGCTGCACCCCAGCATCGTCAATACAGCTAGACTTATAAACAGGACGCTCCACGATCTTTTGCACTTCACGCTCAATATATTCGACTTTAGTGCTTTGCTCTGCTTTGACTCGTTCATAGTCTGCGCTCACTTTATTGATCTGATTTTGCTTTTCTGCAAGAGCTTTCAAATTCTTGCGCTCAATCTCTTGGATCTGTGACTGACACTTTTGTTCAGCTTCTTTTAGCTGACCAGTTTTGTAATTGAGTACGGCCAAAGATATGGCCAATAAAAAAGCGAGAAACACAATAATGATTTCTCGCCAATATTTAGCAGCAAATACAATCCACATCACTGCGCTCCTATACATTTAGCATGTCTTTCAAGCTGTCTAGTCCAGACGCCATAGCATCCATTTTTACGAATAGAGCAATCACGCTTTGCAACATACTTCCATTTTAGTAAAGCATTACAGGCAGCAATATGATTACCTTTTATAAGCTCCCTTTTCATGGAAGATTGATTCCAGTTGCTTTGCCCAAAGTTATAAACGAAGTCTAAATAAACATCGTATTCCGTTTGGGTTAATTTCACACCTGGTAGAGATTTACGAAAAGCTATTTCATCTTTAGATATGTGAGCTTTTGAAATTTGAATAGCACGTTCTTTTGTGATTGGCTTGTCAGTCATTTTGACTGGTGTGCCATTTTCATATTTAGTTGAGCCGATGCCAATAGTTGCCACCTTACCACTATCTAAATATGGCTTTGAGCTGTAACCCTCATACCCAATTAAAGACGCAAAAAAAGCAGCCGAGGCCACCATCGCTCCCACTACAAACTTATTCTTGTTGGACATTGGTGCCAGCCCTCTTTTGACTCATATTGAACTCATGAATTTCTTGTTCACGCTGCATTCTCATTAGTGACTCAAGCTCTTCACGTTTATTTTTCTTAATCTGGAAATACGCATTAAGCGCAAAACCAGCTAATGCAATTAAGACACCTGTTACAGCCAGCCAGTCTACAGAAGCGGCCCAACCAACAAGCGTTGCTGTTCCCCCTGCATAAGTGGCTTTAGATCCAACTGTTGTTGCTACAACTTCAACAGCTTGTGAAGTATTTTCTGACATGCCTTCCCCCTTTCGTTTAGGCAATAAAAAAGCACCCGAATTGGGTGCTATATAAGAAATTTCTAAATTAAAAATTTACTGCTTCAATTTCTTCATATGTCAAAGCAGTTTCAATTTTCTGTCGTGCAATACGCCCTCTTTCATGAATGTTATTAATGTGCACTGCAAGTGCTGTTTTTAAGTCAATCAATTGATCAGGACTAAGATTAACAACTGAATTGTCTTTTAAAGTCCACTCAACTGATACGCCGAGCAAAGCAGCAGTAGCAATTCTTAATTGAGAATTATGGTCTGAATCATAAAGCTTATTTTCAAACTCAAAACCGCCAAACTCATACTGATCCCGAATCTGTTTGATTTGTTCCCATTTGTGCCTTTTCACATCTTCTAAAGATCGATTATCGACCCACTTCTTAGTTTCATAATCGAAGATATGATATGGCGAGGGCTGAGCAGGCATCTCTACCCACCCACCCTGATAAAACATATTTGGACAAGGAGGATCATCTAAAGCGATACATCCCTCAGGAGTATTTAGCTTGATCATCTCTTCATTACCAAAAATATGTCCAATAACTTCACCATTCTTTGAAACTAATACCGTCACTTTTTAAGCTCCAATGTTGATAAAGATGCCATGGTGATTATGGTAGGGGTGTCTGCAAAACCCGCTTGAGCCTGAAATGAGCCATAATCAATATTATTATTTTTAGTGATGTAAGCCAGCTGGAGTACTATTGTTTTCGTACCAGTGGAGGGCGGTAGTATGTAAACTGGTGTTGCTGTGACTCCGATATACCGGACTGTGCTACTGCCATCGTAAAAGGTTGGGTATATTTCCTGAGTATACACAACTGTACCATTCACTAGCACTCGGCAAGCTAATGTAACGCATTTCATAATATCGTAGGATGAGGAATAACGGGTGACTCTGACTTTGCAATCAAACACAAATGATCCATCAATCCTTAGTTTACCTCCTTGGGTTTCTACATTAAGAGTCACTAGGTCTTGTGTATAGGCAACCGAACCCGCCATTGAATTAGAAACAGCAAAATAAAACTTACGCTCTGATTGATTAATTATACCAGAAGGGACAGTCACCGCTTCATCCTGAATTTTAAGCGTACTTACCGATAAATTATCAATCTTGGCATTCGTTATCGCAGCATCTCCAATTTTTGCTGTTTTCACTGCTAAATCTTCAATGTGTGATGTCTTCACCGACTGATAATCCATCATTGCCGACTTTAAGTAAGCTGCAGGAGGGAATACTGTTCCAGTCACTGGATCAGTAAATGATGTGGTACGGAAAATGTACGGGTAAGTCACAGCCGTATTACTTCCATTGCCGATTGCAATTGAGTCAAAGTTAAAAATAAACTGAGACTCTACGCCATCATTGGCACCACCCCAGCCCGCAATTTTTCCGTTCACATCCAGCTTAATGAACTTTTGTGCATATAGCCCATTGACTGATTTAGTGACCTCTTGAACAGCAGCTTTATTACCATTCAAATCTGTTTGCACTGTGTCTGTACGGATTGCTTGAGCAAGATCACTTTCAATACGTGCAGATTGCTCTGACCACACACCCGCGTAACCCGCATTATTACCGATTAAATCTGATTCTGACCCGATCAATGGTGGATTGACTTGTGCAAATACCCCGTCGATTTTTGTTGATAATGCACCCTGCTCGGTTGTTAAGATTTCAACCTCTTCAACCACAGCAGCAACTGCTTGATCATTACTAACTTTATAAATGGTTAATTGATTCAATACGTCCTGATCACCTGACTGGCGTTCAGTACGCTCTTGTGTCAAACCATCTTCAACACCCTGTACTGCCTGAACAATGTCGGCAATATCACTATCAACGGTATCAATGCGGTCAATCTTGGTTTGCAAGTCTTGATGTAACTGCGATTCAGTAATCTTGCCTGATAAAATATCAAGCACAGCAGACGCGTCGGCAGAAGTTGTTGCACTTGCGTATTGCGACCACGGGCCGATATTCCCGATACGGTCAATCAAGCGTCCTCGAAAATAACGTGTTAGATTTGGCTGCATTCCTTGAATTACGTGGCTATCTGTTGGGTATGCGAAAAGCCCAAGTTGCGCAGCATTGGCACCATTTGCAGTGCTTGCAATCTCAATTTCCGTATAAGCGGTATCGAGCGCACCAGTTGCGGGGAAATTCCAGTTTAAACGGTAGCCAAACAAGATACCTGTTGCTGCAATATTAGCTAAAGCAGGTGGTAGACCTTGCTTGCCTGACAAAGTTGTGAGTATTGAATACGTTGGCAAAGACGCAACATCAAACGCTGAAATCGCAGTAACACGCGCTTCGTAGTTGCCTGCATAAATACCCGGCACCTCAATTGAATTATTACCCGTGATTGGTAATTTAATCCAACTCCCATCATCCTTGCGCCATTCAACCTGATACTTAACCGCACCTTTTGCTTGTGTCCAAGACACAACCATAGTGGCAACATTAATACCTTGATCCACCCGATCTTCGCTTGTAATAACAATATTTGAAACTGGTTCTTGAATATTGGGATTAACAATTGAAATTGGCACATCGATGTAATGAGCACCCTTATCGATTGCATCAAACTTTTTCGGATTGTACTCAAGCGCTGTAATAGTAAATTGATGTGAATCACTTTGAACTACTGACAAAACCCTAAATTTAAGCGTTGCCAAATCTTGAGCATCAATAACCCAAACGTTTTGAGGTGCAATTTCATCAAAAGCTACAGTAACAGTTATGACCCGACCTGTAATTGATTGAATAATACGAGTTTGAGCTTTCCCGTTTTCTCCATTAATGATGAGTCTATCACCCGCTACTGCGACCACATCATCACGGTCAAGAGTAATGCTTTTTCGATCTGCTGAAATTGCTGAAATGCGACCACCGTTTGCTCTTCCAGCAAAAATAGGATCTGCAAATTCAATCACTTTACCCGGCAAAGGAATATGGCCGTCTAATCCAACTTTAAAAGTCACAGTACGTGTTTCAAGTTGTTCAGACTTTAAAGCCCACAAGCCTGCTCGTTGTGCTTGCCCACGCGATGTACAGCCCCAAGCATCAAGTTCAAGTAAGCGCACCTGTTTCATTTCAGAAATGGCTTTCTCATCACGCACAAATTCATATTCAGTCTTATAGTGATTGGCTGGGTTATCCCAAGCTACTTTTACTGCATTATGTCTATCACGGGCACGTGTACCATTATGATCCGGCTCCCCGATAATATTTGCACGGGTATATGTGAAATAGGTATCTTGTGGAATATCAGCATCACAAACAATGCTATCCCCATCCCAATAAGTTATCGCTCGAAATACACCTGCTAATTTTGTAAGAATGCTATAAGCATCTTCAGCGCTCTGAAGATAAATGTTACATGTGAAACGTGGTTCTTGACCGCCCAACCCGTCTGGTACCAACTCATCACAGTATTGGGCTAAACGGTATAAAGACCATTTATCAAGCATTCCATCTGTAATTCGCTCACCAATTCCGTAGCGCTTAGATGTGCAAAGATCATAGTAAATCCAAGCTGGGTTGTTTGAATATGCGCGTTTAAAAGTACCATCCCACATGCCAACATATTCGCGGGTTTCAGGGTTGTAGTTCGTTGGGACTTTGATTTTTACACCCTTCAAATCAACCGCTAATTTTGCGACTGATCCACCGAATGTTTCAGCATCGTATTGCAGTGAAACTAATGCTGTATTTGGATAGCGTAATTTAGCGTCTATAACTTCAGTGACAGCCTTAACATACATTTTGTCGCTGATATATTCAGAAGTTGAATTTGGCGTGATGCGGCGAACACGAACGAGCCAGCCTGAATCGGCTTTGGGTAAGTCAATACGATGTGGACGCTCATAATTATCAGATGTTTTATCTGAAATCTTGGTTTTTAGTACTTCAGTCCAGACACCTCCATCTGTCTGTAAATCGATTGCGTATTCGATCGTTACGCCTGATACATCACCATTTGTAGCATTCTGAGTACGCAAAGGACCCCACTTTAAGCGCAAACGAACAGCATCAAGATCAAGATTACTAAAAGCGCGGACCCACGGTGTTTCAGACTTCAGCTCCACATCGATAGCAGTTTCATTTTCTACTGCAGGAAAACCTTCAATGTATTCCTGATCATTAGTACCATTTCTAAAATCAACTTTTACATTTTCAAAGTTAAGGCTTCCATCTGCATTCTGAAGTTGAGTTTCTTCTAAATAAATAGACTGAAGCCCATTAGCTAAACCTTCAATCTCGCCTTCAGCTAAACCATATAGAACCTTGATAAAGGTTTTCGATTGAGCAGAATCTGGAGAAATGACAGGTTGCCGTTGTTTATTGCTGCCTTTTTTTGCGCCTACTACTGCATTCATAAGAAATCTCACGCAATAAAAAAGGCGCTAGAAAGCGCCTGTTAAATAATTAAAAATTACATCTGATCTTCAGGATATTGACCAGCACTGATAATGAAGCCGCCGATTTCCCGTTGACCATAAAGAATTGGAACAGGATTACCTTGTGCAACTGTAGTTACTGCACCGCCAAAGCCTTTGTTGGCACGGTTGCCGTCTTGGTTTTGGTCTTGAGTATTATCAATTTTTGGCATGAGCATTGATGCAACCCCTCCCATAGCCATGCCAGCACCTGCACCTATCAATGCAACCTGAGCAGCCTGACCAATACCTGGTATAAATGAAGCAGCTATCAGAATCGCACCAAGTACAAGTTGCAAAATCCCATTATTGCCACCAGCCCCCATTACACGCGGGACGATATGAATAGTGTCTGCTTCAGTATTCATATCAAGCTGTTCTTCACCGATATTGTCACCAGTGATTAGGCGCTTAGTTTCATGATCGTAAATTGCTGGGCGTTTCTTGCCTCGCTTATTACTTGAGTTCTTTATTTTTAAAAACACGGCAAAGCGTAGGCCCTGCTCATGTGCATGCAACATAAAATGCTCAAAGCCAGCGATCTGAACTGATAAAGCACGCATGGCTTCACGCGTATTTGCGACATCGAGCTTAAATTCACGACCAAACTTTTGCCCTAGAATGCCGTACAACTTAATTGTTTTTAACATCTCTATGCCTCAAGATTTTTATCGTGCGCTCATGCCATTGCTGACCATATATTTCCCGCACAGATTTACGGTTATACGGATGATGAAGGATTAAACTTGAACCGATGCAATGCTCAGTTTGCTCCGATTTAAGCTGCCCATTATTACCCAACCATATAACTGCATGATTTGGATGTTCTGTACGTCCAACCCGACAAACCAACATATCGCCATATTCTGGTTTACCAACTTCAAAGAAACCTGCTTTTTCGTAATTTTCAAGGTAAAGTGATGGATGGTCTTTATCTTCCCACCATGCATCATCCCGCTTAAAATCCATAAGCTCTATACCTAATTCACGACTATAAAAATCACGTACAAGCGCATAGCAATCTTGCCAGCCATGAAAATAATTACGCCCCACTAAGGGGGCGCGATAACCGCAAGGCTCGTAGACTTGAAAATCAAGATCCGGATACGAACAAATTACCCACGGCTTTTGATGTAATTCAATTTGAATTAAGTCTAGTTCTGAGGCTCTTGTGGTTCCGTCAGGGTGTGAATGCACATACGCTAATATCTCGCCCTGGTCTTCTGCTATAGCTAAATCTTCTGGATGGATTTCGAATTGATCAGAGTTTTTAGAAATATTGCGACAAGGAATATATTGCTTATCAATAATCACCCCACAGCACTCGTGTGGATAGCATTCATCCGCATGGGCCATGATTGCTTTTTTAAGTTTTGCTGTAAGCTTCATTTAGAAAAACCCCTTACAGTTTCCACACTTTGTGCACTTCCGCTGTTTTTGAGTTGGATAAGTAAGATATACTTGACCAGTTGGTTCAAAAATCCCGCCACAAGGGCAGCTAAATTTAATTAAATAAGCTTTTTTCTCTTTAATCTTTCTTAACCTTAGAATGACAAAGTGAACCGCATAGCTTAGAAGATGAATGATTAGCGTCCCTACCATCCCATAAATTATTCCAAGTAAGATATTCATAAAACCTCACAACATGCTTGAAGCTGGAAACCCGCCAAAAGGTAAAGGCTTGTTTTTACCAGATCGACATTCACAACCAGATAATCTGTACGAGCAACGATCTAAAGCAGGATTGTCTGTAGGCTCATCTTTCTCGGTAAACATAGCTGCCCCGGTGTAACCACACTCTTCCCCGCGATATTCCCAACTACAATAAGAAGTAATTTGACGTACAGGAATTTTCAAACCTTCAAAATCAATTGGATTAGACAGCTCAAAAGTTACCTGTTGGGCGTTTTCAGATGTTTTCTGTTCTATAAACCAAGTTTGTTCTTTAGACTCGTTCGATGCTAAAGGATTGCCAGAAGTGAAATTTTCAGCATCTAGATATTTAGCCAAAGTAGTAATAACTTTCAGCTTCGCCCCAGCAAAGTCTTTAAATTGCAGGCAATAAGCAGAAACAGCATGTTGAATACCGTTAATATTGTTTGCCATTGTCAATGTCGGCGCTGAAGCTTTACCTGTTGAACTCATTTCAAGGCCACTTACTTCGAGTGCCATTGGCTCAAAAACTTGACCCTGCCAGATAATATTTCGGTTCCATACCTTCTGGTCACCGGTATCAAAAACTTTGCCAATGCTTCCAGAGTCGGCGCCAATTAAACCTTCGGAACCAATTGAAGAGTAGATTTTCTCCCAGTCTTGAAAAGAAATATGCCCGTGAAAACGCAAGATGCCAGCACCTAAGCTGCTGGCATCTAGTTCATACAAATGGATTAATCCATCTACATATAGTTTCTGGAAATCACTATTCAGGGTCATAAGTCACCTCGTCATAGATTGGATTTCCATCTTTGTCTAAGACTGGCACATCATCAAAAACAGGATTTCCTTCACTATCAACTGCCTGAACCCATTCAAAAACTGGCTCACCATTTTCATTAATGACCGGTTGATTCGTTAAGATTGGGGTTCCGTTTTGATCCGTTTGAATGTGAGTTACTGGCTTTTTATAGTTCTTGCCATCCACAATTACAGCTTTTCCTTCATCATCAAATAAATCTTCGTATTTAGTGATATAGGTCAATTGCGGTGCATATTTTACTTGCTGGACCATACGCGGTTGTTTTTCAGTACGCGCTGTTTTAATTACAACTGGTTTCTTAATCTCATTTAAACGGATATCAATCCAGCGCGGCTCACCATTTGCATTGTTCGGAATATCGATTGGTGCATCAAGATTCGCAACAATATCGCCTTCATCATTTAGCTTTTTCTTGAAAGTTTTAATTTCAATATCACCATTCTCTAAAGTTTGATATTCAACAGCGCAAATCTTGTTGCCATGTGTGTCAGTCGGAATTTCAATCCACCAGCCATCCTTGGCGAACCCGGATGAACCTTTTACGAGGTAATGACCTACATCGATTTTTTCAAAAGTAATCGGTTGTTCGGCAGCCTCATCATTAAGTTCAATTTTTTCTGCAAATAGTTTTACGATCGGTGAAGCAGCTTTAATAAAGCCGTTTGCATCAATAGTTGTATTCCCCGAGTGTCTAATTAAAACCGGAACCCTCCAAGCTGCACCTCCGTCCTCATTACTTCTTAGATAAAACTTGTTTGTGTACGGTAGAACACCGATCTCAAAGCCGCGTGGTAAATTTGAAAATGATGAACGCAATACAAAGACATTCGTCTCGACTTGCTGCCACGTACTCGCTCCAGAACTACCAATGTCATAATAATAAAAGCCCGAACCAAGCACAGTTGAGTCATTCGGCATAGATAATTGCGTCATATAACCGCCCAAACCAAAAGCACCAACTTCCATCAGATTTCCACCAGCTTGCCCTACATATCGACTTGCCGCATGTGACCAGTTGGTAAAGTTTTCATTTACTTTTGCGCCGGTCGAACGAAATGTATCACCGCCTGCGCCAGTAGGCGCTGTGCCAAGATTTACTGTTTGAATCGTCATTTTCTTACTCGCATAAAAAAGCCCCTAAAAAGGGGCTTTAAAGGGGTTTAAATTAAGGGTAAAAAACTTGGGTGAATGTCGTTGAGATTTGCCAAACATCACCGCCCAAACAGCGGGGTTGATATTCGCCTGTTTTTACTCGGACCTCACCGTCTAAAGGTGAATCCCAAAGGAAAGAATCCGCGCCCTTGTGCTGATCGAAGAACGCTTTAATCTGCATAATTTCGGCTTTGTAAGCCGTTCTTTGATAAGTCCATTCACCAGCTCGGTTATTGATACCTACAGCAATGTTTTGTTCATACCCATCTCCAAATTTGCTTGATAACGTATTAAAGCGCTGGGTATTACTATTGCCATCTAAGTCGCATTCGAAAGTGAATTTAAGGTTGCTCATAAATTGAATCCATAAAAAAACCGACCTCTAAATGGGTCGGTTTAAATATTTAGTTTCATTACATTTTCCAAAGATATGTACAGATAATCAAAGTGATAAGGATCGCAACAAAGCGCCATGCTTTCATTTCATTCATTTCCTTTAGACACCAGTTAATTAATTTGATAAAATCTTCCATATAGATTGTTTTTCACCTTAATTTTGACGAGTTAGGTTGATTAAAAAACCCCAGCGCTACCAACACTGGGGTTTTTGCTTTTTAGGATTTTAAATCCTTCAATTTTTTAGTTCATCCTGCGGTTTTTCCGCATTCAAAAATAGAAAAAGCCCGCTGTAAGCGAGCTTTAAATAGTCAAATTTAAAATACTACCAGATTAATAAAACCATCCTGTAATTAACGCAGAAGGGAAAAATTATTCTGGTTCAGTAATATCACTTAAATGAGCATCAAAAGTTCCAGTAACTAGATTTTGTTCTCTATCACTTGAAAATTCTCGGTTAAGTAATAGATGATCTCTAACTTTATTCGTATGTTGAACATAGTCAGCATGATCAATTACGCCCTTATCAACTAGATACATCACCAATGAGCCAATTAAAAGTCTGTTACTAGCCCAAGCTTCCATTGATAACTCTGTTGATTGTTCTGCCAACTTTTCTAGCATTTTATCCATAATTTATCTCTTACCTCATTTTTGTAAATTCGCCACCTTGTCGGGCAGCCATTCTGAAGCGACTATCCACTTCTGATCGTGCTACTTCTTTAACCATCTTACCAATTGTCACCATTAAATCACCATCCGAATTTGTCGAGGTTTCAACCTTTTCTGAGCTGTAATTGTTAATAATTACATTAGGTTGAGATTTCTCAGTTCTTCCGGTGTTAATAGCTTCGAATTGCCTATGCTCTCTAACTGTTGCAACTGCATCCGTTTGATTGTTTGATACATAGCCACCGTTAGCATAACCACTTGGTTTACTTTGACGCATGCTTTCAACAACGCTAACACCACCCCAGCGTTTGATATCATCTTGCGACCAAACAACCTCACCTTTATGCACAATCCCTGCTGGAGTGTGTTTAAGGCCATTACCGGTATAACCACCGTCCGCAAAACCTTGATCTTTAATTGCCCGGATGTTTGCAATGATGCTTGCACCTTGAGCAATAGCACTAGCAATCAAAGGAATGTTTGTTGGAAAACCTACCTTTGCTGCCTGAGCAATGCTTTGCTGAATCGCAATACCAGCAGCTGCAATCGCATAAGCTTTATCAGCGGCGAACATGATCTTATATGCTTTAGATTGCTCTCCAAACATTGAACCAAACATTGATGTAAGTGAACCCATCATTTGGCCACCAAATGCAATTTGAGTGTTCAAGCGGTCTTGCTGGTACTTATCTTCAATATCCTGAGCATTCTTTGCATATTCAGCAGCAATCTGATTACGTTGATCTTGAGCAGCTTGAATGATAGCTGTTTTCCGGTTTTCGAAGTCCTGTTGACTTATAAGCTGTTGCTCAAATTGTGCGTTTAAAGCCTCAATAGAATTTTGTTCATTTAAATTAACCACACCTTGCTGACTATCAAGTAGATTTGTCGCGGCACTTAGGCGGCTAGATCGTTCTTGATCTAGTCTATAGAACTCACCACTGCCATTCATATCAGCTTGAATACCACCCCATGCTTGACCAGCTTTTGCTGCACGATCAAGTGCTTCTAATCGTTCTTGATCACGTGATAATGCCAGTCGCTTACGTTTTTCCTCCTCATCTTTTGCTGTTTTAGCAATTTCTTCTCGCTCCAATCGGTAGCGTTCTTGCATTGCCTCAGTTTCTGAAAGCAAGAATAATTTAGCTTGAAACAAACGTTGCTCTTGAGCAAGTTGAATCATCCCAACTTCTTGATCGTGCTCTTGTTTAAGTGCATTAAGACGAATTTGCTTTAGATCATCTGTTAATTCCGTACCTTCTTTAATTTGCATCTGCTTAGTTTCATATGAGTATTTGAGTTTCTGCTCTTCACTCCAGTGAAATTGATTGATCTCATATGTTAATTCACGCAAATACAATTCTTTGTTTAATTCAGCACGAGCCGTAGCCTTTGCAATATAGTCTTTCTCTTCATTTCCAAAGTTTGCCTTTCGGATTTCAGCTAACTCACGCTGTAAATCATTTTCAATTTGTGTCAATTTAGGAGCATAACTATCTGCAAATTGATCACGTAATCTAGCTTGTTCTTCAAACAATCTTCTAGCTTCATTCGCCTCTTTTATGGCTTCTCGATTTGCTTTGCTTGACTCAGAATTAGACTTGCGTGCAGCAGCCGCACTATTACGTCTTGCTTGGGCAACTGCCTCCTCACTTGCTTGGAGTTTTCGGTTGGCGGCAAGATTCTGATCAATAATCTTTGCATCTTGAGCAGATATCTTATTACCATTCTGAACATATGCCTCAGCAAAGGCTTTTGCTCTTTCAGGATCAAAACCATAATTTCCAATAAGTTTGTTTGTAAGCTCTGTCTTAAAAGTACTTTGCTGTAATTTCTTTAGATAGTCGCTCAGTGCATTAGTTGCATTATTTGCAGCACCTGCAACACCATCCAAACTGTTCGCATGGATATTATTCTGATTAGCTGCGTTTTGTGCTGCATTACCTTGAAGCTTTGCTTCTATACCTACAGCTTTTAAGCCATCTACCAACTTTACGCCTGCAAAATATGCCTGATCATACCCTTCAACTTGTTTTTTCAGTGCGTTATAGAGGTCTGGAGGAATACTCATGCCATTGAGTCTTCTCAGAGCTTCTGTGTAGCTAATTGTTCCTAGACGAGCTTCATTGGATATTTTTGTTACCTCTACATTTCCTTGTGCAAAGTTTTGAATATCAATTAAAGCCGCACCTGCTGCTAATTCTGCATCATGTAAAGCCTTGTTCTGGGCTTCTAGCGCAGCTGTCATATCATTTATAGCAGACTGTTTTTCCACACCATGAAGTTTACGTAACTCTTCTGCTGCTTGATTTGCTACCTCTGCTTGCTCTTTAAGTTTTTGGTTAGCCTTTTCTGTTCGATCTTGCATGTACATGTAGCCAGCAGCTAATGCTGTAACACCGATAGTTAGAACGCCTGCCCAACCACCGACCAAACCGAAAATTTTAGAACCTACGCTTGTTGCTTTGTTTAACGCATTTTGTGCCGCAGTTTGGGCTATAACTGCTTGAGTTACTGCATCTGAAGCAAGTTTGTATCGTGCGTTTGCAGCGGTTGCCCCAAATTTGGCTTGCGTCTCAGCATTAGTCGCCTGAACATTTGCAAGGTGTGCTTTAGCTTCATTTACTTTTAAGGTAGTGAGTATGAGTGCATCCTGTTTTTGTGCTTGATCAGCAACCTTTTGAGCAGCCGAAGCAACAAGATCAGCTTGAACTGCAACTGTTTTCGAGATTATCGCTTTGGTGATTGCACCAATTCCTAAAACAACAGCACCATCTGCCAATAATTCAAAGTTGTTTGCAAGCCCTTCTATGGAACCTGAAAGCACTTGTGCAGCACCCGAGCTTCGACCCGCTTCTCCAATAAACTGAGTTAAACTATTGCTTAGCAAACCCAGTGATTGACCAATTGTTGCATCTGTTTTGCCAAATTGCTTGTCAGCTTCATCCGACATTTTTAATAGAGCTTTTGTGACTTTCTCAGATGTTAGTTCTCCGTTTTCTGCCATAGATTTAAGCTGCCCAATAGGGACATTCATCCCTTTTGCTATCAACTGCATTAATCCGTAGCCATTTTCCATTACTGAGTTGAATTCATCCCCTCGTAATGCACCACTACCAAGGGCTTGACCTAATTGCATAATTGCAGCATCCGCTTGGTCTGCTGTTGCTCCTGATAGCGCAATTCCTTTAGAGATTGTTTCTGTTAATCGCCCAATATCCTCTTGAGCAAGCCCAACATCTTTGGCATTCATTGCTAGTTTTTGATAGACAGTAGCAGTCGACTCCCATGATGACCGCGAGCGTTGTGCAATCTCAAAGGTATTATCCATTGCTGTATTTAGTTGCTTTTGTCCATCTGTCACAAGCTTCAGTTGGTTCTGGATGCCGGTGTAAGTATCCATCTTTGAAACTGCAGCCCCAACTGTAGCCAAACCAGCCATGTACCCTGCTAGCTGCCGAGTAGCTACTGATAACCCATCCATTGATTTGGTAGCAAAGTCACCTTTACGCTCAATGCTATCCAATTCATTGCCTAGATTCCGCGCATTACGCTCTGCATTTTTAGCATCAATTACAATGACGAGACGTGATTCTTGTGCCATTTTTACTTTCCTCTAGGCAATAAATACTCGCGAAAACGAGCTATAAAAATTGGACAAAAAAACCGACCTCATTTAGGGTCGGTTTATGCTTTAATTGCTGCGATGATTTCTGGTAATTTCCAGATTAGAATTGGTATAGAAAACAATATTAAAAAGGCTAGTATTGTTTGCCACAACCCATATTTTTCAATAGACACTTTCATAAGCTCCACTATTGGTTTAAAATGCTCCATATAGAATTATTTTTCCTCTTACTTTCGTCGGTTGGTGGAAATGCAAAAACCCCGATGCGTCAACATTGGGGTTCTTCTTTGGGCAATAAAAAAACCGCCTGTTAAGGCGGTTGCATATTCATCTTAATTTACAAACCTTTGTATTCCAACTTCATCTCTTCAAACTTTTCAGCAAATCCTTCAAGCTCAACTTCACCATCCTTATTGTACTCATAAGGCCATTCCTTATATCTTGTGTAGGCTATCTTGCCTTTTTTCATCTGCTCAATTACCTTCAATGGGGTTTTGCTCACTCCTTCATACCCTGAGATTGGGGCATTTTCATCGATCTTTATTGCGCTCAATGATCTTGGGAAGTGGTTGCGACCAATATAAACCCCATATCTGCCCTCTATTATAGTTACCATTACATCTCTATAGGCTTTATTTAAGCTGCATGATTTAACCCCATTAAACCGGTCCTTGGTGCAATTGATTTTCCAATCTAGTAAGTTGTTTTCCATATTTATTGTTTTAACTTTTTGTAGTTGCTGATCACTAGACTCTTTAGCAGTTAACAACGTGCTGCCATTTTCGTCCTCATAAACATATATTTTTTTTGATAAAGAGGACCCAAGTTCTTCAAGCCGATCCTCCGCGCTAGCCACTGAACAAAGCAATAACCCCAATAAAATAATCTTTTTCATAAAAATACCCTCATATTTGAGGGTATTTATAGCATAGGTTTTGTTACATGGTTAAGCGGCAAAGTAGTCAGTTAGATTAATTCCGTAAACTGCTTTCCATGCATCTTTATGGTAAATCTTCACAGATCCATAATTAGCATCGGCAATGTCTTTAATTTTTTTGCCATGGGTTAAGCACCATTTCTTAAGTTCACGCCAGTTGTATTTGCCACCTGCGACCTTTTCAACTGCTTTTACTGAAGCATAGTTTTTAGACTCGCCAATCTGCTCTTTCAATTTCTCAGCTTGACGGCTCTTAACAGAAGCAGTTGCCATTGCAGTGGCTGTTTTCTTGTCACTGATTTCAGCTTTAGTGGCAATTGCATGGTCGCGCTCTTTGCAGGCAACTTGTTTTGCTTCATATTGATCAGCCCAAGCTCGAGCAGCTTCGGCAGGGTCAAAGAAGTTAGGCAAAGTAATTAAATCACCAGCAACTTGCTTTTCTAACTCAGCCCAACGGTCTACTAAGCGAGCTGTAAATTCTGGACATAGCTGTGCAACCACGATAATGCTATCTCGTTTGCCTTGTTCGCCAGTAAATTCGTACACATTAGTAAATCTATTTGGACTAAGTGACTGTTTATTTTCAACTTTCACCATTGGAGAAAGTTGAATAATTCCACGTTTTGCTAAACGCTCAATGCAAAGTACAACTGCACGGTGCTCAGATTGAACAAGTTCAGAAATTTCGAGGCTTGTCATAGTCTGAACATTAATATTAACAATCGCATTCATGACATTAGCCCTCCATTGCCTTTAGAGATTTTGTTCTTATTACTTGCATCAAGAAGTGAGTCAGCGAACCCTTGCATATGGCTTATAGCTATAACTTGTTCGCTAAGCGATTGTATTAACCAGCCAACATCATTGAATGTTCCTAACGGTATTTCTTCATTTGCGTTGGCAAGCAATACACCAATAGCACTTAATCCCTTTAAAACTGGAAGGTTTGCATTTTCCGCAGCACGTCCTACAGATTTTAGAAAATTTTCTTCATCTGCTGAAACAGAACCGTTTTGATCTGTTACCTTCTCAAGAATCTCAATAGGAATGGTTGGCAGTAGATCGGTAATATCTAGAACCTTGTCTTTATCAAATTCGAATGGTATATTTAACATAGTTATTAGTCCTCTGTGACACAGCTAAACCTTGTACAATCTTGGCGGATGGCAAGGTTTTTTTGTGCCTGTTAAATTTCATGCTTTCGCACTCTCTTGGCTTATTTTCTTTTTTAAATCTTCAAAGTGTTTAACTAAATAGTTATTTAAAGAGCGACCTTCCTTCTTTGCCTGTTCAAGCAAGAACAACTTTAGTTCTTGAGGCATTCTCGTGTTCATTTGAACAGCGTTCATTTTCTCTCCAATATCATTTTTTCATGCCAATGTTAGCATTTCACTAACATAGCAAAACGCTAACATTGATGTCAACACTAATAGGTAGCATAATGCTACTAATTTTTAAGTAAGTAGTTGTGCCATGGCTGATGTTCAGTTCAATCTTCGCATCCCAGAAAAATTAAAAGATAAAATTAAGGAAGCTGCATTAAAGAATGGTCGCTCTATTAATGCCGAAGCTCAGATGCGCCTAGAGCAGAGTTTTGATCATGATCTTGAAATGGCAATGAAGGTTGAGGAGCAATTAGCCAGTAGTTATAAACATCTAGAAACCATCAAAACCTTCATAGATGTTATCCAAAACTTGCAAGAAACCGTAACTAAGCAGAGCTTAATTATTGAAAAAATAGCTAAAGAACAAGATCACTAATTAATATCAACACTCTACCTTCACTTGCTTGACCCTTCTCGGTCAATTTGACCGAACAGCCTTAAACATACCTTTAGAAAGCACCTCACGGTGCTTTTTTGGCGCAATAAAAAACCTGCTATGTGCAGGTTTCTTTTCTATTCGGGTTTAAGGCAGGTTCTGCAATTTTTAGAGTTAATATCTAAATCTTTAGCTTTATACCATTCTTTGCACTTGATGCATTCTTGATGTTCTCCTTGATCCCAACGTAGGAACAGGACCTCTAGTTCAGTGTAATTGCTAGGAGTTTGCTCACGAATATAAAGAATAATCGGATGAAAAAGAAGATAATTGTTAGTTAAAATACTCTTAAAACTGCCTTTCAACATATCTTCATCTAGATTGTTGTGTCGGATGCCGACAGCAATAAACTCAAGGAAATTTAGAAGATAATGTACAGCTGATCTTTCTTCAGCCTTTAATTCTAAATATTTTTCTTTTGAAACATATATCCTATCTTTTTCAGTCCAGCCATTTTCTTCTTTTACTTTTGCTCTTAACTTCATTGCATCATCTACTTTGGCGACATATGCAGTTGAAGTTCTACTATTCATGAGCACTTGCATAGCATGTGTTTTAGTTGCATTTATTATTTGAAGACGACTTGTAAAAATCCATCCGGCAATCGCAGCAATGGCTGATAGAAAAGCCACAAAAGAAGTGAGTTTACTTGAGCCAGCCGGGGCTTCGCTTAATAATCCAAATATAGTGTGCTGCTGAAAGTAGTAGCTTTCATTAGCTTCTTTAACCAAACTAATATTTAAGAAATTATATTGTTCGAAAAATCCTTTCCAGAGCAACAGTTCGATAATTACGATTGTCAAAAACAAAAATACATAAAGTAATTGAACACTACTTCTGTACTTATAGAAATATTTATCCCTTACTTTAAAGAAAAAGTAACTTGAAATAATTAAGTAGGGCAGAATCAATAAAAAGTTTAATAGATATGTTGTCATTATATGCTCAAAAAATAAGGCATCTACTTGAGATGCCTTATTTTATATAAATCTTTAGCAGTTTGTTAGCCCAAACCATAGCCATCGGTAAGTTTATTATAAGTTTTCATAGTAGTCTCCTATTAGCGCATTGGGATAATGTTCGCGTTTACGAACACCGCGTTTAAACGAATACTATTTACTAATGACAGTTTTGTCAATAACGAATCGTAGCGTCGTTGTCAATAGAGCAGCCGTCTTATGTTACATCAATCGCGCTATATCACGTCGCAAAGTCTAAGTTATGTCCCGAAAGTCAGCATTTAAGTCTTCGTCGTTCGTTGCGTCGCCTTCTTATGCGCCTCGTCCAAGAACATATCGTCAAGCGTAAAGATACAGTCATTAAAGATGTATCGCTCGACTGGCAAGTCGTATTGCTCAACATAAGCATTAATTGCTGAGATATCTAACGCCAGAGGAACACCTTGTTCATAGCGTCTAGATCGTGCAATGGTGTTGTATGCGGACAGAATTGCATTAGCTACATAAGAATAGTCAGGCGCATCAGGAAGCTTTACACCGAGGGCTTCTCTTTGCTTTTTTTCGTGGTCCGTGAGCCCCGCGTAATTGTTCGCGTAGGTGTAGAGGGTTGTGACTTTCCCACAACATCATCTCGATATTGGTTAGCTTCAGCTTGGATCTTTTCAGATTCAGTGCGGATAAAAGACCAAATAGAAACACCTAAATCGCCCATGTTTAGTAACTTAAATGCATTCTCACCATTGAATGTGGGTTCTGTTTTTACCAGTTCACCTTCAGGACCTTCTTCGACAAATACAACACCCTTCCAGTCTTCAATTAAATGGCATGCAACTGCTTCCAATAGTAATTCATGAAAGAGTTTGTCATCGGGTGAAGCTTTAGCAACATCAAATCCTTTAGCTGTGATTTGGTTATTCGCACGTTCTAAAGCTACTTGATAAGGCTTATATCCAATGCCTCGGATTTTGAACTCAGCAAGTACATTACCTTCTTCATCTTTATATTCGCGCCACAAACTGACGTCTTTATTTCTTTGAATATTGACTTCAAGAGCCATGTTATTTCTCCAAAAAAGAAGGCAGCAATAAAGCTGCCAAATCAGTATTAAGGTGTAACTGGCGCAATCACACGAGTAATAACCGGCGATACGCGAATATGGTTGTAGTTAATGTCGACTGTGATGGTGTCTTCTCCACCGCCATCAGGGTGATTGGCTTCTGCTACTTCCAATTGTGGGAACTGGAATGCATAACCATTACCTGCATCATCTTCAATAGAGAATTCTAGCGGCATGGTGTCACGGGTTTTAATGAAGTCGATATAGGCTGCCGATTGAGCCGAGAACATGTATTGAGTGTTGACGGTGATATCGACAATCTTTTCAAGATAAGTCGTTGCAGTGAGCTTTTTAGAGCCAATACAGCGAATTGCTTCCATGTTGTTGTTAATAGTCAATTCAAGCGACTGCATACAAGCAGTACCAACCACAGTTTCACCATTAACTTTAAGATCACCAACGTTAAGCGCTGAAACAAGGACTAATTCAGGGACTGGTAAAGGCGAAGTCACAGGGTTTGTAGTAGTGCGCTCAAACAGAGTGCCCATCAAGCCAAATGTAGCTGTGATTTTGCCAGTAGTGGCAATAGACATCGTAGCTTCATTTATGCGTACACCACGGTAAATAAATACCTGGTTAATATCTTCAAAAACTTTGACGAAGGTAAATGTCTTTCGCACATTACCGCCAAAGTTAAGAACATCACTGGCCCAGTTATTCATTGCAACTGCTGACCAGAAGTCATCAAATAAGCCAATTGATAGCTCAACTTCCAATGATCCCGTGATTTCGGCTTCAGTAGCAAAACCACCTTGACGGAAACGTGTATCTGCTACACTGCTTGATGTTTCAGTAGTAACGTTTTCAGTTAAACCATCAGTCACTCGACGAACAGTTTTCCAAACTGGTGTAGTTGGCAATACTTCAGGGGTTTGCTCTTCAGCATAATATAATTTAATACGTGCACCAGAACTCATCTAAGTTCTCCTTAATTTTCAGGCATAAAAAAACCTGCCGCTAAGGACAGGTTCGTTTAAAAGTTAAATTCGTTAATTGACGCGATAATTTATTGAAATGTTGTACTGAATGAAGTCCCCATTATTGCCGAGGTTCTGCACTTGACCTTGTAAGACTTCTAACTGACCGATCTTAAAATATTCAAAATGGGCTAACCAAGCATCTGCAAGTTTTGTTATTGCGACTTCATGTGTGTTCAGACGAGCCATGCAGTTGATTGAGATAATCCCTGTTCGCCTTGTACAAGGCACGTCACCAATTCCTGCAATGATTGAACCGCCCCATAACACATTAATTTCACACCAAAGCCCATCAGTCGGAACTGTAAAGTCTTTATTAGGATATTTAATTCGGGTCTGCTCAATTCCAGTAAAGGCCATTGCTCTAGTGATAATGGCTTGTCGTGCTTGATCTAAAGTCATTGCCATTTTAACCACCGTATTTTTGAGCAATATAGTTAAAGGTTAAGCCGTAGACACCTTGAGGAGCTTGTCTTGAATAGCCACCTGTAGTTTTTGGTGTCTCTGGTTTGTCAGTGAAGTCGCCATATTCGATCTTATTCGCATATGGTGCATTTGTCTGAATGTAGACAACCGAATAAGGAACTAGACGAGATAAAGCGCTTGTGCCTTTGCTAATGGTTGAGCCACCACCTTTATCTTTCTCTGCTTCATTAAATGATTGGTCAGTCTGGTTTATGCTGACTCTGTGTGATGCCCTAAATGCCCCTGTATCAACTGGACTTTGGAGAACAACACCTTGTAATGCATCTATGACAATATCTTTCTGTTTTTTAGTTAGGTCGGCTTCAATTGTTTTAGTGAAGGCACTCGGTTTGTTTGTCCAGCCCATTAAAAGTCACCTCAACTTTACCAAACAGTATCTCAAATACTGGTTCATTCCCTACTGTAAACACTCGACCGTCAATGGTGGTTTTATGTCGAATAAGATAGCCTTTGTTAGTATCTGCAAAGAGTACATACTTACATTCTTCGCCATCTAACAGCACCTTCTTTGGGCCATTAGTGGATTTGCGAACCTCAGCGTGATAAACGCCCTCTTGGTTTACAGCCTGACTTATTAAGTTCCCATCATCTAAGTTAATCATTAGACTTTCCTCAATTGAGCAATCCATGTTGCGTCCGCTGGATCTTTTCCGTAACTCACAACCCGATAATTACTACCTTCAATCACCCAAATGTCATTAACATCTGGTTTAACTAAAGTTCCTGCTGCATCTTTCACTTCATTTTGCAGGAGCACGCCTTTGGAGTCTGTGGCGCGGTAATCTATCGGCTTGACCAAATCTTTTAAATAAGAGCCAAATAGGACGCCTCTGCCGCCATATACATATTCAGTGTAAGTATCTTCACCAGTGGCGGGATTAGAACTAACTAGTTTTTTGCGGGTACAAGTGAAGGTAGCTACTGCGTCTGCAAGCTTTGTACTAAAAGCCTTACCTAATTTAGATTGTATTTTTGTTCTCATAATTAGATCTTCACTAATAGAACTACATTACCAAATCCCTTATCTAACCATGGTTTAAGAATCGCTAAGGCTAGGTTTTCATTAGCTGTATATGTTTTATGAGTGGCTGAATAAGTGTTTGAAACGCTTGTCCCTGATTGTGCTGATACTGTCTCGCTCAATACACCAGTTTCAACTTCCGTATAGAGACTTCCATTTACTGCATCAGGTATCAGCTCAACTGCTGCCAATAGAATTGCATCTTTTAAAGGCTGATTGTCTGTTGTATCTGGTAACTTAAGATTTGTTAGCCAAACATTGGTAATCATTACCGCGCGAGCTTTTGCACTATCGCTGTCTGCCCAATCGTTACCAAGTTTTGCATCGATATCTGCCACGGTAATGTATTCAATCATGACTTATTCCTGATCTTTTGATTGCTTGTTGTTTTTAGCGGTTGACTTTGAGCCACTTGCTTGTGCATCACCAGTATTTTCTGTTGATGGATTCTGATTTTCATTTGTTGCGCCAACCAGGGTGTCATCGCCTTGGAGTTCTGCAATTCGTGCTTTCATAGCTGGCACATCATTTTTGAAAGCCATTAATTCTTCTTTTGCAGTCAAAAGCTGTTCTTCTGAGATAACCAGTTTGTTAGCCAATTCATCAAATTGCTCTACAGGGACAAGCGCATCATTAGTGACTTCACTCTCATCAATTGGTAGTGATTCACCTTCAATCAACTCATGTTCCGATGGATTGAATTGATCTACAGAGATAATTACGAAATCACCTTGTGACTCATGGCTAGGTTTAATTTTTACTGTCTTAGACATTTCACTCTCCAAAAAGAATGGGGCCGAAGCCCCAAGTCATTAACCAAGCAAAATGATTGAATGCTCTGGTTTAACCATTGCACAACCCCAAGCAAGCGATACTTCGTATTGCACTTGGCGGTATTGGCGGTAAATAGCGATTTCAAAAGATAAACCGCTAACAGGATCAGTTACGATCATACGGTCATCGGCAGAGTCACCACCCTCAGGAAGTGCAGGAATACGAGTTGCTAAAGCAATTGCAGATCGAGCAAAAGCCAAGTTGCGAGTCGAAGCTGCTGCCACAGTAATTGCAGTTGCAGCTGCTGGAATTGCTTTACGCAAGCCCGGCTTTGCAAGTGTGATAGTTCCACCATTAGAAACATCAGTATCGCCGGCAACAACCACATACTGGTTGGTGTCACCAGCGAAGGTAATCACATCACCAGCAACGATTGTCCCTGTACCAGCACTTGCAAGCGTAATAGCAGTTGCACCAACTGCATAGCCTGCCGCATTCGTAGTCGCACTTGCACCTGTGCCAGATGCAGGAGTAACCACTTGTGCAGATTCACGGATAGCAAAACCATGCACATCTAAAAGCACACCACGACGTAACAACGAATCGTCATTAGCTTCATTTGCTTTGGTTAATTGACCAAGAGTTCGCATGTTAGCACCCGCAGTAGTATCAATTACTAACTGCAAATCACCTTTTGGTGCACCGTTATCTTGAAGAGCTTTAAGTGCTAGAGCACTGTCCTTCAAGTTGGTTGCAAAAGGCGTAGTGCCTGCTGTACCGACTGCTCGAGAAGCGCCAATTGCTAAACCTGCAACATCCGCTTCAACTTCATTTGCCAATGTACGCATAGCTTGAGCGAATTGATCGCGAAGAATTGTGTTGTAAGATGCCCCGTTATTATCAAGTGCAAGCTTTTCTTCACCATTCCAGCGAACTGGAACTCGACGAGCTTTAGTAATGGTCATATCAACCTTACCAATGTTTTGATCGCCATCATTAGGAGGTGTTACACCAGGATTAATATCTGTTGCAGTTGCCGCAGGTGCCACCGGTGAAGTTACAGTTTGTCCTTTAGCAGCGCGGTTATATGTCATGTCAGATGAAACTGCTGGAATAAAACCAGTTAATTCACGAGAAACAACATCAAGCGCATTAAAAATAGTGACCGTAAGGCCAGTTAAAGTGTTAGCCATTTATTAGCTCCATTAATCAATTACATTGCCGCCTTTGCGGATATAGTTAGCTTTTTCTGTAGGGTTCATTGCATCGAACTCACTACGTTTAATTGTGTTTTTGCTGCCTGAATTGTTCCCGCCTTGACCACCTGCACCATTAGGTTTTGGAAAGAAGTAAGGTTTTGATTCACGAATATCTTCAATCCACTCTTTAGGAGTAAGTGGGGTTTTGCCATCTTTACCAATAATTACGTCACCATTTGCATCGATCGCTACAGCATTTCCGTTTTCATCCAAGGAAAACTTAGATAAAGCGAGTGCTGTAATGTCGTCTGTCGCTTCTGGTAGTCCTTGTGCAGCACTAAATGCTTGTGCAATTTGACCTTTGACTACAGATTGCTTAAATTTATTTGCATATGCTTCCGCTTTGTCAGCTCTCGCCTTTTCCGCATCAAATAACTTTTGATGTTCGGCTTTCAATCGCTCAGTACGTTTTCCGAATACTTCGTCAATCTTACCCTCAGCAAGCAATTTCGTTTCTTCGTCTTGTCCAGCTTTTTGAAGCAAGCCTTTAACTGCATCAATGTCCAGACCTTCAAATTGGCTTTTAAAATTGGTCAACTCATCAGATAAGGATCTATTCTTACCAAGAAGCTCATTGTTTTTAGCTTTAAGTCCAGAAACATGTTGTTCAACGTATTGGTCTAACTGTGCTTTGATTGCAGGATCTTCAAAATTAATGGTTGTTGAGCCTTGCCCACCAGAACCACCCTCACCCCCATCTGCACCAGCTTGATTTTGTAAAGACATTAATTGGCGTTTTAAAAATTCAGACATCTAAAATCTCCTAGAGATACCGCCTTGCGGATTTAATTGTTTGAGCCTTTGGCTTTGCTTCAGGCAATAAAAAAGCACCCGAAGGTGCTAAGGTTGAAATTTTATTTAGCGTTTCCGCTTTAAATAATCTTTAAAGTGCTTGTTTCTTTGCCAGTAGATAATCCCACTGACAACGAAAATTGAAACAAAGATAAATTCTGGACTAATACTCATAATCCCAGCCTCTTAAACATTTCTTCATCAAGCTTTTTGAGTTCAGCAAGTGTGAATGGCTGACCTGTTAAAGGATCTACAAACTTATCCAATGAGTATTTCCCCTCTTTGAATAGTTTGTATCGTGATGGACCAAGCCAAGACTTTTGAAAAGATGCATCTTGTTTATCAAACCAGCCTTTGAAAGTTGTATTTGAATCCACAACGCCTATTTCACCCTCACCATTCACTTTATTGTTGAATGGCCGCATACCAATGGTTTTTCCTGAGTCATCAGAAACGGGAATCAGGATTGATCTACAGTTTGGGTGAAGTGGCGGCACTGGATGAGGCTCATCCTTCTTGTAAACCCTGTCTGAATAACCCATACAGATTTTAGAAGTACGGCTATCCAGTGTTGCAATGAACTTTACGTACTCAACACCAATGGACTGATATGTTTCATTCAAAGCCACATTGGACACATGACTTCGAGCAGTGCGAACCATGGTAGAAATCTGGTTTCTGCTCTGATCAAGCAGACCATCTTGGTAATTAAGTGCTTTCTTGCCCTTAATTCGTTGAACAATCTGCTGATTCGTCTGGCCTTGGGACAACCCATCCCGAATAGTTTGCTCTACTCTCACTCGTGTATCATCGGCAATCCTCGCAAAAATAGAATCAAGTAGCACACCACCACTTAAAGGCGTTTTCTTTGCCTTGTTTAATAGCGTCTTGCCATTTGGCTCTATTTTTCGATTAGCGATAGTTTTAGCCTGATATGTGGCTTCGTATACTGCTAAGGCTGTTGCGCTTACTGTGAAGCTCTCAAGTAATCCTGACGCTACACTTGCCTGCCAAGTCTGAACCATCGTCCTGACTTCTTTTAAAGCTGGCGTTGTGTATTGTCCTGCCATTAATGCTGTCTTTTCAGCATCGCTCAAGTCATCCAACAAGTCTCTTAACTTTGAAAGCATCTCATTAGATAGCGAATCAAACTGTGTTAAGAGATTATTGATTTCAGTAGAGGATAGCCGGTAAAGATATGCCTGATGTGATACTAGAGCATCAAGTAGCGCCTGTTGTGACATCTGCGTTGCCATTAGCCACCCCTGCAACATATCCAGTCATAGGACTGTTGGTCATTTCAGTTTCAATACGCTCTAGTTCTTGGGAATATTCAATATCCGGGATTTTTCCTGTTCGAATATAATCCCAATAGGTTTCCATTGAGATTTTATTCCCCAATACAGCCTCATAGAGCTGTTTAGCAAGATTTACATCAAAACCTAATGAGCCAAAGTCAGGCTTAACATTAAAACGGTAATCTTTATCACTAAGCCCTAACCACAATGCGCCATACTTAATGACCTGCTCAATTGCTTCAGCAGCAGTAATAACCATTCCATACAATGTCGAATACTGGTCATCTTGACGAGCTTTGCGTGCTTCGCCTGATTCAGCACCACCAATGTCCATTACACGAGCACCAGCTTCTAAAGCTGCATTCTTTTGGTCACGCATTGCAGTGCGTTTAGCTTCTATTCCTACACCTTGAATTTCGAGATATCCGCATTGCCCACCTTGTGGTAATTGCCATGCAGCCATTGGACCCGTCACACGCAAAGGCTTATCTTCATCAACACCTGAAACCCAAGGTTGAGGATGACTAGTTAAATGCAACTCTTGGAAATATTCAGCACTTAACTGGTAATACTTAATAGCCGCCTTAGCCATTGTCATTAAAGGCATTTCGTCAATTGAAGGCGTATTATTCATACTGCCAACGTAAACAACAGGAATAAACGAAAGTGTCTTATTACCTAAGCCCGGATATGTTTCTTCAATTACTGTATTGTCGTCAGCAAATAAACGCGATCTATATTTGCCATCATTAATATCTAAAGCACGGTAGAAGCATTCTTTATTATGAGCAAATTCATCTTCGGAATTATCATGAGCTTCTTTAAAAACTGAGAGTGTTAAATCTGTTCGCCCTGCAACTGTCTTTTCTTTCCAGTTAATACCATCTTTTGCCCAATACAACGCAATGTATGGCTTACCTGAATCGTCGAAATCAAGCATCAAAGCGCAACGTGCATAAGACAACTGAGCCTCTACTACTCGAAGGAATAATTGCTTTAAGCCAAACCCATCTGTTGTGGCCTGCTCAATCAATGGTTTTAACCGTGAATCTACAATATTGATATCTGGCTCAAGTTTTGACACTAGACCAATCATTGCTCTTTTAGAATCACGCACCCACTCAGGATATTCTGCGCGTTGTTTGAACGCTTCATAGATGCATTTATTTTTTGGATCTACTTCTTCGGCCATTATCATGCCTTGGGACTTTGGTAAAAGCTTTTCACCTTGCTCTTTTACACAACGTTCCCCACCCAAGGCATAATCCATAAATTCCCAATCCGGCATTGCCTTTGCATAATCCGGATGAACAGTACTAACTGTCATAATTCACCTACAATAATCCATAAATTGGAGTCTGCGAAACCACCCTAGATTTCTTGCTCATAGCCACAGCAAACATACGGAAGCCATCAGCACCGTGTGAGTGAATGTCATGAAGTGGGTTGTCTTTCCAACATCCAAGCTTGTCATTCCACTCTTTTCGGTAGTTCTCAAGATGAGTGATACCTTCTGCACATTTGTACTCATCAAATTCACATAGAGGCAAAATCTCACGAACCTGCTCAATACCATCCATCACTGTTATATTTGGCACCACCTCGAAATTGACTGAGTACTTCTCCCCGTCATCAAGCACATAACCCTCTTTGGCAATGTCTAGGCGAGACTTCCCATCATTCATAAGAGAGCGGTTTTTAATGTCGTGCGGAGCATAATGCTTGCTGTACTTGTAGCCTTTTTCTTTAAGCACTTTGAAATAGTGCCGCATACCTTCGCCTGAGTTTTCGTAGTAGTCGATAACTTGATAACAAGTATCTGATAGCTTCCGAATAAACCAGATCACCATAGAGTCAGAGACACCCAAGTCCCAAAATGTCATAACTGGTAAATGATCATTAGAAGGCAATGCGCCAATCCGCTTATTGGCATATAAGAACTTAAATTGATTCTTGTAGTAAGCACCTTCAACAGACTGAGCAAAAGCTTCACTAGGAATACTTGGATATTCCCGCTTCATATCCTCGCCAAGAGTTTTCTCTTTTGAGTGATACCAAGCCCTTTGCTTTGGCGTTGTTTTAATCTTGTGCTTAACTTCCAGTTCTTCAAAGTATTGAACTAGGCGCTGTGGGAGTTCTTCAGTTGGTTCAATTTCATAATCAGCATTCTTCCACCAGGAGAAGAAAAAGAATTTCCAATCAAGAGGACTTAATTTTTTGCTGAGTAATAATAACTTTTCCGCTAATTGGCAGAATTCATAGAAGTAGCCGCTTTTACCTTCAGCAGTACTCTCAAGTGTGATACGACCTTTAAGGCTTACTGCTTCAAATGCACCAGTAACAATCTCACGTGCTTTATCTGGGAACTTCGCACAAATCTTACCGAACTCAGACACATGTAATCGGTCTAAAGTTCCACCACGAAATGAAGTTGAAACGGTAATTGAGCCACCTTTGCTAAAAACAAGCTCATCTTTAGTTTGAATCTCTAAAGGATTGGCTGCTTTGATAAGGTGCGGCAAGCGATCGTAAGCGTACTTAACCTTTTCACGGAACAGACGCTTAGCATCATGTAATGTATGGGCAATCAAAGCACACTTATCAGACATGAACAATGCAGCATCTAACTGAATCATGCACATCTCAGTGGTAAAACCTAACTGACGTGCCTTTAAGATGATGTTACGTGTCCATTCGTTTTCGAAGTATTCAAGCTGTTCAAGTGTCATCTTGAACTTAACTTGCTTACCCTCTTTATTCGTAATGTAGTAAAGATTATTTAAGCGCCATAACTGGTCTTTAAGTTTCGCTTTATGCTCAGGATTCAGCATGGCTACTCCTTATAATTAATCATCCTTCCCTATTTCATCCATCAACTCGGATAATGACTGAACTTCAAGTGTCAGCTTATTCTCTTGTTTGTCAGCTAAGCCAAGCTCACGGGCAACAATAGAAGCATTAAGCAATCCAGCACTTGCACCTTCAAACTTTTGAGTGAAGATAACCCTTTTGATATCGCTACAGATTCCAATAAAACCTTCTTTAGAGCAGTAAGTTGCCCAAGTTTCGTCAGAGATATCAAGAAAGAAACATAGACCTTGAATGGTCATTGCGCGCATCTTCGGCAAATCTTCAACAGTTACAACGCCCTCATATGCAAATGCCTTCGCCTCTTCTAGTGGGTTATCTGTAACCCATTCAAAGTATTCACAGGCAGCTTCCCATAGTTGTTCTGGATCTTCAAAGATCGGTTTACGACCGTGAGAGCTGCGCTGCTCCCAGAATCTATTACCGATTGGAGCTGCCATATATTTACCTCATAAAAAAAACCGCCACTTGGGCGGTTACTGAAAATTATTTTACTTTAATTTGTATAACTCTGATTGGATGCATTCTAGTCCATCAAATCCAGCCAATTCTAAAACCCTTTCCACAATTGGTTTAAAGTTACCATTCGCTGTAGGTGATATATAAATAGACCTGACCAGCTGTTTAACATCAATATCCAACTTGATTCCATCAGTATTTCGCACATCTTCCTTTTTCGGCTGATGTATATTGCTATTTAAAAGGGTACGCGCTTGATTAAGTAAGTATAAAGCTCTAAATTCATTTTCATGAGCAAAACTCACTCTTTTCTCAAACATTGGTTTTAAGAAATTTTTAGCATTCACTGAGGAAGAATCATCTACATAATCAATTTCTTGTAAATAAATATCCCCTTCTTCATTATCACCTTCTTCAAGAGCTAATCCTAAATCATAAATTGTGCTACAAATCGCAATGCAATCATTGCTTTGCCCATACAATTTCCACATAGCAGCAGATTCTACATCCCCTATAAACCAACAACTTGCATAGGCATATAATGGTATTAATTCCAATCCAGTAAGATGTGTTTGATGTAATCGATCTTTGGCTTCTTGAGAGATATTAAAATCTGATTGAATTACTTCATACTGAGCACTAAGATCTGCTTTGTAAGCACTTGAAATATATCCCTCATATGGATCTTCAAACTTATCGATTCTTCTTAAATAGATGGATTTATTTAAAATCAGATCTAAAAACTTTGTTAGGTCCATGTATCTCCAAATTTTAGTGTTTGGACCATACTTTTTTGTATTATTAAAAATTTCCACTTATCAACCTTTTGTTAATGTAATAAGTGAATTATAACAAAGTTTTAAACCCTAGCTCGGCAACTGATTATTTAAAGCTCTAAACCTGCCTGGCTTTGTTTCCGCAACTGCAATCTTTCTTTGAACAGTTGGAATTGTTGTTTGATCCAGTCACGACGTTCCTCACATCCTTTACAGGCCATATTCGCCTCTAACCAATAACTCTTGCTAATTCGATTTTTTCTTTGCCAACTTTGGCTAAATATTTTCTTAACTTTGACAACGCTTGCTTTTCAGTCTTAGCAAATACAGTAAAAAGCGGCTTTGTTGTTCCCAATTCAACCCAATGATATTGATTCATCGTTACTCCAACACATACTTAAGATCATCAGGCGTTTCCAAATAACACCCGTTTTTATTGCAGAAGGCGTGAATGTCATTAAGGTATTCAGTGAATTGAGCTGTACTTGCATCTGTAGTGCTCATTAGCTCGCATAGGCCGTTTGCTACATCTTGATAGAGTGGATGCTTAGAATCCTTTAACTCTCTAACAGCCTTGAATGTTTTCTTGTATTGGCCAACATCATCACGATCATAGATTTTTGCTAGGAAGTTCTTTTTGAAGAACAGATGCTCGTAGTCTTTGTCCGTTCCCTGCTTCTTACTCCACTGGTTAAGCCACATCCAGTACAAACGGTTTTGCGCTTTCGTGCGGTCTTTCTCTTGAGGTGCAATCAATACAACTAACGGCCTCCCTTCACTCGATGCCTTTGCATGATTAGTATTGAGATAGCCAATAACATAGTTGATGTCAGAATGGTTTTTGATGACGAATCTAGGTTCCATTTTGACCTCAACTTCTTGGCAAATTCTCTGTTAATTCACGCTCGTCATAAGAATTATGTGTATAAACACCATCCTCATAAGTGCAACCACACTCACAATCAGGCAATTGATCATGAGGTTTTAAATCACATTCAGGTATTACATGAACAGAGTCATGAACCTTGTATATTCCCCACGACATAAACACCTCGCAATAAAAAACCACCCGAGGGTGGCTTAAACTTTCTCAAACTTAAAATCACTTCTTGATGTATAGACCTTTGCTATATGACGCAAAGCCGCTTCTTCAGTATCAAACATCATTGAGAATGTTTTAAATTGAATCTTCTTGCCATTTGAAAGGACTTGATATTTGTATTCATATTCTTCGAACTTGCGACCGGTTCTCTTTTCAAAATCCTGAAGGAAATAACTTAATTTTTCACCAAACCAGTAAATTTGATTCTCTGGAATGAAGCGCAGTCGATCCCGTATTAACTCACGACAAAACGGATGTCGAACATGCTGATGGTTAGAGTTAATAATCCATTCAATCTCATCAAGGCGTTGCAGATATTCAATTAAACGACCAATTTCTTTAACTTCTTGTATGTCACTAAACTCACCAATTGGCGTTCTATATAGTGTTGGAGTATCAATCCAATCAAACTCTGGCACATCAATTTCCAGGCTAATTTTCATTAGAATTTACCATTGATTTATAGAGTTAAATTATACCATAACCACATGATTTAATTAGAAAACATCGTCTGAATTTGTATCTATTTTTAACATTAATTCGGTCTTTTCCAACCACCGCTCAAACATGGTTTCCGATTCTTGTCTTGTGCCTAATTGGTATGTGTCGAATAGGAAATGACATTTATGGCAGAGAGGCACTGTAAACGCATCTGATGCCTTAATTCCTCTACCCTTACCATGCTTCGAGCTATTTGAATGAGCCGCTTGTGAGTGAGGATAGCCGCATCTAACGCAAGGTAGTGCTCTTATCTCGTTTAGCCTCTTTTTCGAACGCATTTTCTAACACCTCAATACGCTCTTTTAATAATCTTTCTTCTCGCTCACAGTCAGCACGGAATGAATAGCTACTAAATAAATGATTGTAAGATTGCAGTTTGCTTAAATTGGCTTTGTATATTGCTAGATTCTTCTTTGCTTCGATCATATCCATACAATCACCAATTACACCAAACCAAATAAGCTGCAAATAACATCACAGCCAAATAAAACACCGTTTTGATTACGTTCTTAAACTGCTGACAATCTTCTTCAATTTGTTTCAGTTCTTCTTCGTCCATAACGGCACCATTTAGCTACATTTACTTTGCTAAAAATTAAAAAGGGAGTGGCAAACTGCCACACCCTTGCCCTAGATTACGATATCGATCAGCTCGGCAACTGATCTACCGCTACTCACAATCACACATACCTAACATGCACGGTCTGTTTTACTTGCTTTCAATGCTCTTTAAGTCGGGACGCCACTCCCTAGTCTAGTCTGCATAAAGCAGGTTTACACGAAGGCATGTTCCACTGGTCGGCACTCCAGTAGGATAGATTGTCTTTTTACGGACAACAAAAAAGCCCACGATTAAGTGAGCTTTGATGTGTTGGTCTTCGGAAATCCGTAATACGACCAGTATATAAAAACTATACTCTTGTTTCCGCAATAATGGAATACCTACGCTTTCATATCTTTGTAAGTATTTCTTTTGTAGGCTTCAACTGCTTTGCCAGCTTCGTCAATTGCCGACTCAATTGCCATAGTCATTAGGTTTTCGTACGGCTTCCATGTCTTGCGGTAGCATTCTACATTCATCTGATGACTCTTAAGCCCTGCATATGCTAAACGGCCTTTAGCTGTGTAATGTTCTTCTAACTCTGGATTTAATGCGAAGTCCAATACCATGCGAGCAATCAACCATGCCAAGTGATATATAGCGACATGCTCAGGCTCTCTTTTCTTGTCGACTGCGGCATTTTGAATCATGATCTTAGCTAGGTGATTACGAACATATTCATAATCACTTTCTGACCTACCTTCGAAAATAATCAGTGCGGTGACTGACTTTGCTAACTGGGTATCCATTGAAGCAATAGCACCCAAGCGGTCTTGATAGTTCAATGGTTTCTCTCCTGTTCCGCGCACCACTGGCTCAATACTTGGTGAACTCGCAGTTAAACCATGAGTCAACCATTCAAAACGTTCAAACTTCTCAACTGCTACTGCATTCATACCGTCACCTTACCCTATTTAAATATTGAACAACTGTATTGAGTGCCTTTGATCCAGAACACTTCTTGTTTTTCACACACCATTTTTGCGTTAATTAAGGTGCCACCGATTCCAACTACAATCATAAAGACCCCAATTAAAACCCAGAGAAACCCATAATCAGTTCTTCTTCCCATCACGCCACCTTCTTCCCGTTCATTCCCCAGATCAACATGCCTGCGTCACGTTGATCTTGATTCGTACGCCCTTGCCAGCCAGTTATCTTGTTAAACTCATCTGCATTGAGCTTTGATTTAGTTGGCTTCACCAGTAAAACTGCTAAGCCTAAAGCCTGTGCTATTTCTGCTAACAAGATGCCTGTTGCATGGTTCATCCCAACGCGTCTAGCAATCTGCTCATTCACTTGTCTTGAGTGACCACCACCTACTCTGAAGTTAGCCTTCTTATTTTCCCAACCTGCTTCAATTACAACTTTCTTGATGCTGTCTTGTTCATTTCTGAATAATTCAACAGTCTCAGGAAAGGTCAGATTCTTGAGCTGTAGATCATTCCCTAGAATAGCTACTCCCGACTTTTCCAAGTCAGGATCGATGCCAATGATGATTTGAGCCTTTTTGAATGTTGTCATAGCTCAATCCTATGGTTGGTTAGGCTTGCACCTTTTGAGATGGCCTCTTCTGCTTTCTTGCGATGTTCATCGTATTGATCCCCCTTGAGCGCTTGCTCTCCAACCAATTCATACTTGTTTGCGCCACATCCAAAGCAATGTAGAAGTGCATAACCATCTTTATCAGAAACTATTGCCCGCCATGGCTCTTTGCCACATTGTTTACACATGCCATTTATCATCGCTGCAATAGATTTCCCTTTCCATGCACCTAATTCTTGCTCAAGGAATTGCACCCGCTTTTGCAGCTCGTCACGCTCTTTCTTGATCTTTTTAAAGTGAACTTCATGACCAATCACTTCACCGTGATGAGATGCTTTAAGCTCTGTAATTTCTTGATGCAAATCAATAATTGCCTGAGCCTTCACACGGTTTAAGCGCTCAAGTTCTGCAATGCGCCCATGATTACCTTTTATTGTGGCTTTAAGCTCCTCCACTTTCGCTTGCTGTGACTGCTGACCAGCTTCATAGGCAATACGGCAACAATTGGCATGAAGGAGAACCATATTGCCTTGTGTGCCCAACCATTCGTTAAATGTTATTGGTTTATCCATCTCAAACATCCTCCACTTTGCAATTCGGCGAAATGTGGTTTTCTAGTTTGTCTAGGGTTTCTAATTCCCCCGAATTCGAGGGTTTATCAATGCGGTGACCTGCTGCGATTTCTTCGGGGGTGGCGTGGCGAATATCCGACTCAAAAGAGTAACTTTTTCGCCCATTTGGCATGAGCTGAACTTTTGTTATTGATCCTGACATCTCATAGATTTTGTACAGCCCTTTGTTAGAAAACTTAGGGTGAACTACATAATCCCCGACTTTAAACTCACTCATGGCTGGCTCCTTTACTGCATTCAATACACGTTCAACTGTGCGCTTAGCTGCTGCCTCTGCTTCGGCCTTTATCTTTTCACTTCGTTGCCATTGTTCAAGATTCATCCCCGCCTCCGTATATTGATTCGTGGTCTTTGATTGCCTGCTCCAATTCATCCCAGCCGCTTACATTTGGATGCTTTGCTTTATTCCGCGCTAGGTAGTCTTTGGCAAACTTAGTGCCACCATGCCACTTGATCAGATCAATCGACTCCACCAAGCGTTTGAGATCCGCCATGTTCACAAGCTCAATTCTCGGATTAAAACGATCTGAATACTTTTTTGCTTTGGTGCAGTAACACAATGTTGAGTAGTAGCACTCCATATATTTACTTGGGATGCCTTCAACAACCTCTCGCGCCTTATCCAATCCTTGCTCACGAATAAACTGCTCTGGTTTCATTGTTGTTCTCCGTCATGTTTAGTAATGGCTTCCTGCTTAAGCTGGTCTAGCATTTTCAGCTTTCTTAATTTCTCATAGAGGCTCGCTGCTGCTCTTGTTTCTTCATTACGAGTGCCGAGGTTGTAATCTCTGCGGAGCTTCATCATTGCGTTGTAATCTACAAATTCGATCATGCTTTCAGCTCCCCTTTAACATTCAGCAAGTCCTTTGCAAACTGAGTTGCTTTGTAAGTTGCGTATGAGTCCTTTTCCAAGTAGCCGCTTTTAATTAATTCCTGCACATAACACTGAATCGTATTGTTGGGCGCATCTAGCACATAGTCATGCAAATCCTTCATAGTGAAAGGTTGAGTTGCATGTGTAGCGAATAGCAAAATGTCAAAAATGTTTTGAAATGCTTTAACTCGTTTTATTGCTTTCATGCTGCACCTCTCTCTTCCATAGACTGGTAATACTCAGGGCTTAAGTCAGCGAAAGTTGCGCGTGACAAGTCTGTAGCTAATCGAACTGTGCCAATTGAGCCGTTACGAGCCTTACCTATGATGATTTCTGCTGTACCTGCTTCTTTAGAATCCTTGTTGTAGACTTCATCGCGGTAAATAAACATGATGATGTCTGCGTCTTGCTCTAAGTCGCCTGATTCTTTTAGATCTGCGTTTACAGGGCGTTTGTTTGGGCGGTTCTCTAAGTTACGGTTAAGCTGAGCTAAGGCAATTACAGGACAATCAAAGTCACCTGCCATGCGTTTAAGCTCATTTGAGATTTCACCAATATCCTTGTCTGATCGGCCAAAGTTGTTTTTAGTGAGTGGTGTTACTTTCTGGATGTAATCAACAAAGATTGCGCCAATCTTTCCGTATTTGGCTTGAACCTTCTTAGCTGATCTGCGGATAGTTGCCACAGTTGCGCGGTTGTTGTCGTCGATCATCAAAGGTGCTTTCTCAAGTACCAGAGCAGCGTTATTCACCTTCTGTGTATCGTCGCTATTTGGATCAATATGTCCTGTTAATACTTTGCGTAGCTCTACCCCACCAATGCCACTAATTAAACGCTGTGCAATCTGTCTGCCCTTCATTTCGATTGAGATAAACAGAACTGGTAAAGACTGGTTAATCATCATGTCTGCTGCAATGTTTTGAGCAAACGTTGTTTTACCCATTGAAGGACGCGCACCAATGATGACTAGATCGCCTTTGCTGATTTCACCTAGTTTGTTGTCCAGAGCAGTAAAGCCAGTCTTGATACCGCCCTCATAAGGCATTTGGTTATGAATTGCCATGTGGCGATCAAGGAACTCTTTTACAGCTTCTTTTGAAAACTCATGAGCATGTTTAAGCTTTTCCTCACCAGCACCAAAATCTAAGTTTTGAACTAACGATTGTGCTTTGTTCACAGCAGATTCAGCAGTGTGAGTTGCCATGTCGTTAGCGATCGAACTAATCAACTTGCTAGTCTCTTGAAGCTTTCTGCGAGTAGAGAAATCTTTTAGCTTTTTGATGTGTGTTACTAACAAGCTCACATTGCTTGCGCGGTTCATGAGGTTCACAAGAAACTGCTCATCGATTTGGTTTGCTTCAAGCGGATTAGCTTTAATCAACTCGAATACAGTCACCTCATCAAACGCTTCACCCTTATTCAATTGGCTCTTGATGTGGGCAAAGATGATCTGGTGTTGTGATGCATAGAAATCTTGTGCATCGATCTGAGAGATAAACTCATCTGCTGCCTGATCGATTGTCATGAACGTAGACAAGATGCTTTGCTCAACAGGGATAGAAAATAATTCAATCATTGGTCCATCCCCTTAAATTTCTTAGCAACACCTTTGAATTGTGTTGCTGGTTGTTCAGGGATAGTTTGTTGCTGCTCAGCAACTGGATTTTCTAATTGCTCAAGCTCTGCATTTGTCTCTTGCCAGTTCCAAGCAGCTTTGAAAGATTCCCAACCACGAACAACGATAATTTGGAATACACGTTCATTGCTTAACTTTGCTTCTTGAGCTTGTTTGAAAACAAGTTGTAAAGCTCTTTGAGTTACTGGTTTTTTCTTCTTGTTGCGAAGATCAAGATATTCTATTGCTGTTTGCTCAGATACTCCGTTTTTCAACAAGAAATCTTTCGCTTTGAATTTTTGTGTTTTTGGTGCTGAATCAGCACAAATAATATCTGTAGTATTCTCTGTGTATTCTCTGTATGTATTCTCTGTATTAGATGGGCGGATTTGTGCATTCAGTATGGCGCTTTCGTGCATACAGTCTGGCGCATTTGTGCATTCAGTATGGCTGTTTTGTGCATTCAGTATGGCGGAATTGTGCATACTATTAATATCAATGCTTTCAGAGTATTCGATCAAAGCTTGATATAAGTTTTCACGCTCTACACGGTAGTAAACACGACGAGGCACACCCATCTTTTTCTCAGAGATGAATTTAAGTGATTTAAGTGTTGCTCTGGCCGTATCTTGCTCACGACGAGTAAGACCAGTTTCTTGAGTCCACTCATGATGTGTTTTAAAGATCCAACCTTCACTGTCTTTAGTGCGAGAAGTCCAGTAGACCAATTGAGAGAGCATTAATGCCCCATTGATCCCACATCCTAAAAATACATAGTGCTTGTTGAATGCTATTGGCTGTTCGTTCATAGCTTCAATCAACTTAATAATTGGAATTGATGCACCCATCAAACACCTCTCAATACAAATGCAGCTAAATCAGCTTTCGCTTTAGCCAATGCCATAGAGTTTTCGAGAGTTCGATTAAGCGCATAAGCCTCAACCGCTTTTTGAAACAAACTAATCTTCCGATTTAGTTCAATGTCTGCTAATATTTGATAGTTCATACAGCTTCTCCTGTGTGAATAACCGCCCTAGTTATTTGCAGTAACTGGGGCTTTTTTGTGATTGATTGAAATACCGTTTAAAGTGCACAAACGAATAATTCCTGCACCAGTGCTGTATTTCGTTTCCTGAGTCTTTCCAGTTTTCAAGTAGTGGATTGCTGGTTGTGTCGCATCTACTGCATCGGCAATGCTCTCTTCCGTGTATCCACGCTCAATAAGTTGTTTAATTAGTTCGGACCAGTTAGGTTTATCCATGACCAAACCCCAAGTTTCATAAGATTTCTTATAATATATAACTTGACTTATAAAAGATCAATAAATTATTTTATGAAGAATGTTGCTAGATTATAAGGGTGTTTATATTTCGATGGGCTTATTCATGGTTGGCTTAACAGTAGGAGATCGCGTCCGTCAGTGCAGGAAGTTAAAGCGGTGGTCTCAAGAAAAATTGGCGAAGGAAGCGCAATTAACACAAGCTACTATTTCACATGTTGAGAACAACATTAGTGATCAGTCAAAATACTTGCCACAAATAGCTAAAGCTTTAAATGTATCGAGTGAATACCTTTTAAGCGGCCAAGAATACATAGATAAACAAAAAGGAACGTTCGATGACTTTGTAATCATTGGTGGCGACAAAGCTGGTGAAGTTCCTTCTAAGGAGGAATATGTATTGATCCCAAAGTTTGATGTGGCTGGGTCTTGTGGTTCTGGCTCTATCATTGACCATGTGGATGTTAAAGGCGGTTTGGTATTTAGCGAAGATTGGATACTATCTCAAGGACTTAAGAAAGATAAATTAGTAGTTATTCATGCAATTGGGGACAGTATGTACCCTACTATTGAAGATGGTCAGGTTTTACTGGTGGATACATCAGACATCACACCTAGAAACTCAAAAATTTACTTTATGTGTATAGATAATGAGTATTACATTAAGCGCTTAGTTAATATGCTAACTCATTGGGTAATCCGTTCTGACAATCCAGATAAAAATGATCATCCTGATATCGAGATAAGCCAAGAGACTATGAATAACCTTCAAATTGAAGGTCGTGTAGTTTGGAAAGGTGGATTGCTATAACCCTTCTCATAAAATAAAGCACCTTCGGGTGCTTTTTTATTATCTAAATTATGTAATTATAAATTTATTTATATTTTCATAAGATTTCTTATTGACCATAATTATAATCTATCTTATATTTATCTCATCGACAAACAAAAAAGCACACCGCTCCTCCCCAGGTCCGATGTGCTTTTACTCAACAACGAGTGAGATAAGTATGAATCAAAGAATTGAAAAGTACAAGTTAAGCCAAGCTGCAATAGACAGCTTCAAAGGCTTCTTAGGTGGCTCAGTTTTATCTATGGTCATCGGTGTTTTTATCGTAGTCCCTTTCCTTCGTTCATGTGCCGACGAGCAACACGTCAACGAACTCAAAGCAAAACAGAACATGTATGTGCGTGTGCAGGTTGAGGGGGTGAAGTGATGTCTAAGAAATGCAAAATCAAAGAAAACGGCAGAGACATTGATACCTGCGAATTCATGGATGAGGTTTGCTACAACAACTATGGCGGATTTGAACGAGTTCTTAAGTCGGTCCGTTTGAAATCAGGTGAAAGACTTACTCGAGTAGCAATCATCGTGAAGAAGTCAGCAAAGAATGCAGTTGAGTTGAATTACTGCCCTTTCTGCGGTTGTGACATTGATACCTCTGATTATGGAATCAAGGAGCCTTCTCATGGATAACTACAAAATCAAAGTTAATGATGAAGCTGAGAGCAAAGAGGCTCAGGAGTTGTTTTTTGAGTTGGGTTATGTTTGGGCTGATACAAAATGCCAAACCCCAATGAAATTTACAACTTCTTGTATCTACTCAGGATTTGAAGATGGCGAATTATGTCGTGATTATTATGATGAAAATCCTGATCACCAAGAACTCACCATCCCCCAACTCCGCGACCTTGTTGTGTTGAAGCGTAATGATGTGAAGGATGCGACTCATGAAGATCAATATGGTGATAAGTGGCTTTATTTGGATGAAAGACACTATGTCTATCTAAATGATCAGTGGGATTTGCCTATTGGTGAGTTCTTAGAAAGATATGAACTAAAACCAATATTGCCAGTAAAAAAACAAGACCCAGCCTTGATTAGCGGTGCGGATGCTTTGCGAGCTTTGGCTGATGGGAAAGAGGTTGAGTTTAAACATGATACCCAAGGTTGGGTTACTTGCTTAGGTTTGAATATTGAAAGAGTTCTAGGTGGTTGGCATCAAATGCGCCTCAAACCCCAAACCATCAAGCTTGAACTTGAGCTACCGAAGCCTTTTGAGCCAGAAGAAGATTGTCACGTTTACATCTTAGATGACGGAAAAACAGATGGCTATCGTCGTTATTCCTACGAAGTTCATGTTGATAAAGGAAATACATTTATTGGTATTTGGCGCACCGAAGACGAGATCAAGCAAGTCGTAGAGCAACTCAGAAAGATACGAGGTACTAACTCATGAATATGTTAGTTAACAAGCCTGAGTTACTGTGCCCATCTTTTCCAATGCTTCAGGTATCTGGTGAGTTTGAAGTTAAAGACAATACTGTTTCATTTGAACTGGAAAGCGGTTGCGCAACTCTGAAATGCAAGATTGTTGCTGAGGTTGTTAAGCAAGTTCGTGTCGTTGGTTCTCTAATGAATCCAGAGGACAGCAAGGACCAGTTTTACGACCAACTCGTAGTAGATGACCGAACACATGTTGAAGTTGTTGGTACTGAATATGTAGAGACTCCTATCGGTCTTCTATTTCAACTTACATCAACACAAGTGGCTGACTTAAACGAGCAGCTTAAATACTACGCCGAAGAATTGGCAGATGAAGAAGCTGGAGTGGTGTGATGAATAAGGTTTATTCAGATTTAGAGGCAATGAAGTGGTTCCTTGAGAACCATAGCGGAAAAGTTATTTGCGTAAAAGATGGGAAAGAAAAAGTAGTTGATAACTACGGATGTGCAAATAAGTTTTTCAGAGAAAAGAATTAGGAGAAGATTATGAATGCGCCAGTTCTGGTACATAACATGTCGAATGCAGCGTATCACGCTCATTCGGCTGTTAGTAGCTCTCAGCTTAAAACCATTCTGCGTTCTCCTGCCCACTTCTTTGCTGAGCATATGAGTGATAAGGAACACAAGCAGACTCCTGCAATGGCACTTGGTACTGCGGTTCATGTTCTATTCCTTGAACCAGAAGTTTTTAACGATGAAGTTGCAATCGAACCAATCGTTAATAAGCGAACAAATGTAGGTAAAGAAGCAATAGCAAAGTTCTTACAGAACAATGCAAACAAGGCAATCATTACCGAAGAACAATATCAAGCAGCTGCTAAAGCTGCGGAAGCAATGAAACGCCACCCTATGTACAACATGATTTTATCAGGTGGTATTCGTGAAGCTTCGATCTTTTTTGATGATGAAGAAACAGGTCTTGAATGTCGTATTCGCCCCGATTGGCATGTAGCACCTGAGACAAGTGAGTTCTTCCCTAATGGGTTGATTGTAGACATCAAAAAGACAACTGACGCGCGTGCGAATGCATTTTCAAGAAGTTGCCAAAACTATGACTACTCACTTTCAGCAGCTATGTATATCAATGGATACAAGGCTTATTACGGTGATGAATACAACCCTTCTTTCCTATTTTTTGCAGTAGAAGAAGACGATCCGCATGAGTCAATCATCTATTACGCATCAGATGAAATGCTGTTTATTGGTGAGCAGAAACGCCGATCTGCAATGCTGACTCTACTTCAATGCAAAGAGTCAAATGAGTGGCAAGGCTACACAAAACAGATTCAACCAATTGATTTGCCTTTATGGGCTAAGAAAGAATTTCTAGGAGAATAACAATGAATATGCTTGCAAGATTAAATCAAGGCATTGTTCCTCAAGCTGAAACAGCAGCAAATGTACTTGCAGCACAAGCAAAGGCTCAAGTTGAAGCGCGTTATATGATGGCTATGCATCGCCCTAGAAATTGGGATGCTGTGCGCCAAGACCTTTTAAAAGAATGTCGTCGCCCGTCATTTGCTGACAACACATCTACCTACTACAAAAAGCCCGTAGGTGGTCGATCTGTAACAGGTTTAGGAATACGTTTTGTTGAGGTCGCAATTCGCTGTATGACAAATATTCTTGTTGAAACAACAATGATATTTGAAGATGAACATAAGGAGATTCATCGCGTCTCAGTAACTGATCTTGAGTCAAATACAACATACCCACAAGACATAAAAATCAATAAAACAGTGGAACGCAAGGCAATTGCGGGTCGTGATGTTGTTAGTGAGCGCCTCAATAGTGAGGGTCAAAAAGTATATGAGGTTGTTGCCACTGAAGATGAAATGCTTAATAAGCGAAATGCGGCAATTTCAAAAGCTATTCGTAATGCTGGACTTCGTATTATTCCAGGTGATTTACAGGATGAAGCAGAGCATTTAATTCTACAAACACGTCAAAGCGGAATCAAAGAAGATCCTGAAAAATACCGAAAACAGATTGTTGACTCATTTAGCAATATTGGCGTTAAAGCTCAAAACCTTGTTGATTATATTGGCTGCCCTCTCGATCAGTGCTCACCTGCTCAAATTGACGAATTGCGCGCTGTATTTGGAGCAATCAAAAACGGTGAAACCACATGGCAAACAGTTATTGCTGAGAAGAACGAGCAAGAGTTATCAGAAGGTAAAAAAGCTCCTTCAAATGACATCAATGCAGTAAATCAAGCAATTCAGCAACAAGGATAAGGTGGCAGCATGAAACAAATCGAATTAAACACAATTAGCGGTACTTCTGACCAAATCGCAGAAGAGATTTTTAAGAAAATTATTGGGCCTATGGTTGATGAAATGAATAGCCAAGATAAAGACTCAGCAAAGGTTTTCACATTCTCAGTTATGTGGCTTGGTATGGCTCTATATGCTGCTCAATTTGAACCGCACAATGCCAAGAAAACAATTCAATTTAGTGTTGATCAGTTCATGCAAACGTTCGACAAATTCAGCAAAAGACCGAGCTAAGGAGCAGCAGCATGACAGATTTGAATAAGGAAAGTGAAGTTAATCTACGCTTTGAACAAGATGATGGTGTTGTTTGGGTGTTTGATGGTGATAGCCAATTTGGTACCGAAATCAGCCATTTAATGATGATGCATGCAGATGAATATAGCGAAGATGAATTACGTGTTATTTGTCACCATGCAGCATGTGAAATTGACAGGCTTAGAGCAGAGCTAGAAAAAGCCAAAGCTCAGGCGGTGCCAGAGGGTTTCAAAATTGTACCAATTGAACTTAGTGAAGAAATAGCGGAAAGACTAGCGCTTGAGAGAGTTCAGAAACCAAGACCAGAGAACGACCCTGTTTGGGTTGAAATTGCGGAACGTGCTTATAAAAGCAATCTGTTAGCTAAGAAGTGGGAATTAGTTCGAGAATATAAAATTTTGACTGAAGCAAGCGAATCGGGAGCTGAGGGATGAGTTTAACACCTGATGAGTTCCGGCAGATTGTTAATCCATTGGAACGCCCCACAAGAACTTGGCACTGTAGTTTTTCTTATCTTGAAACATGGTTGCATTGTGAAAGTGAAGATATTCCGCATGGTGTAGAACTAGTACCCGATTTTCAACGTGGGCATGTATGGACTAAAAAACAGCAAACCAACTATATAGAAAATGTCTTGAGGTTAATTGTAGATGAAAGCGGATTAACAATTCGATTCAACTGCCCTTCTTGGAGAAAAGAGAGAGCAAAAGATTGTGATCTTCTTGATCAAATGGTGTGTATTGATGGTTTGCAAAGATTAACTGCCATCAGAAGGTTTATTGCAGGTGAATTAAAGGTCTTTGGTCTTAAGTTTGATCAACTACCTAAAAGGCAAATCTTTAGAGATTTACAGATTGTGGTGAAGATGTATGACTTTCAATACAAGGCAGATTTACTAAAGTTTTACTTAGATATTAATGGTGGCGGTATAGCTCACAGTAGATCTGAATTAAAGAGAGTTAAGGCAATGCTGGAAGAAGTTAAAGCGGAAAGTAAGGAGGGGTGAAATGACAGAAGTTAAATTTGTTTCTATGCCTGCATCCGAATTGGCTCAGGTCATCGAAAAGGCATGTGAGAATGCAGTAACTAAAGTTTTAGCAGCCCAAGGCGATGAGCTGCTAACCATATCAGAACTTCAAAAAAGGATACCCGGCTTATCTTGGCATATATTTGACAAGCTTCGGAAGAAACATAAATTAAAAGATATAAGAGGCAAATACTCTCTTACGGCTGTGAAAGCCTTGCTGCAATCTGACTAG